GCCTGGTCCTTGGGAACTTATAGATGAGAATACTTATTGCGACTTTGCTCGTGTATTAGGAATGTGTTATTCCCTACAGTTAACTGAACGCTTTAAAGAGTCTTCGTTCGAGATACATATCTGTATAGACAACACAAAGTCGGAAACTTATTACTTGTTGTATATTGATATGCAACACGTTTTAGGATATAAAAATCGGGTTGTTGATATTTCTGAAGTACCAGATACTTTAGTATCACAACTAAAACACACAATGCCTAGTCTTCAATAAATATTGAACTAGATTAATAATTTTTGAAAGAGGAAAAAAGAATGTCAAACGGAATCGCTATTGTCAAAAGGAACGGTGACCGTGAACATCTTAACGTCAATAAAATTCACAAGGTAGTAGAGTTTGCTTGTGAAGGATTAGCAGGCGTAAGTAGTTCACAAATAGAAATGAATGCTAATATACAATTTTATGATGATATGAGCACTTCAGAAATACAAGAAATATTAATACGTTCGGCAAATGATTTGATTTCGTTAGAGAATCCAAACTATCAATATGCGGCGGCAAGATTGCTAACATATGGATTATATAAACAAGTATTCGGTCAATTTTTAGCGATGCCATTGATTGATATTATTAAAGCAAACATTGAACGTGGGGTATATGATCCTGCTATTCTTGAAAGTTACACTGAAGAAGAAATTTCTCGCCTAGACAGTTACATTCATCATAAGCGTGATGAAAACTTTACATATGCAGGTATGCGCCAGGTTGTTGACAAATATCTTGTGCAGGATAGATCGTCAGGTGAAATTTTTGAAACACCGCAGTTTATGTATATGATGATTGCGGCAACACTATTTGCTAACTATCCAAAAGAAACACGTATGCATTACGTAAGGAGATATTATGATGCGACCTCCCTTTTTAAAGTCAATATCCCGACGCCAGTTATGGCTGGAGTCAGAACCCCTATACGCCAATTTGCAAGCTGTGTCCTTGTTGACAGCGACGACACTCTTGACAGTATCTTTGCTTCCGATATGTCTATTGGACGCTATACTGCGCAAAGAGCAGGTATCGGAATCAACTCAGGACGCATCAGAGGAGTAAACTCTAAGATTAGAGGCGGAGAAGTCGCGCATACTGGAATTATTCCGTTCTTGAAAAAGTTCGAAGCGACAGTAAGATGCTGTACGCAAAACGGTGTGCGCGGCGGCTCAGCCACCGTACATTTCCCGTTCTGGCATCAAGAGATTGAAGACATTCTTGTGCTAAAGAACAACAAAGGTACAGAAGATAACCGTGTGCGTAAACTAGACTATTCAATTCAGTTAAACAAAACTATGTACGAACGCCTCCTTAGCGGAGGTGAAATTACCTTGTTCTCGCCACACGATGTTCCAGGATTATACGAAGCATACTACGGTGATCCAGATAAGTTCCAAGAACTATATGAAAAGTACGAACGTGCTACAAGCATCAAGAAGAAAAAGATCGATGCAATGGAACTGTTCTCAGCACTAATCAAAGAACGTGCAGAAACTGGACGCATTTATATTATGAATGTTGATCATTCAAATACACACAGCTCATTTAAAGACACAGTTTATATGAGTAATTTGTGTCAAGAAATTACATTACCTACTAAACCACTTAATCATATTGATGATCCAGAAGGTGAAATTGCACTATGTATTCTAAGTGCAATTAATGTAGGTGTAATTAAAGAACTAGACGACCTAGAAGAATTATGTGAACTAGCAGTAAGAGCACTAGAAGAAATTATTGATTACCAACGTTATCCAATTAAGGCAGCAGAAATTTCAACAAAAGCAAGACGTTCGCTAGGCGTAGGTTATATTGGACTAGCACATTATCTTGCAAAACAACACGTTAAGTATGATGATCCACTGGCTTGGAAAGTTGTACACGATCTCACAGAAGCATTCCAATACTACTTGTTAAAAGCATCAAACAAACTAGCACAAGAGCGTGGTGCTTGTGAATACTTTGACCGTACTAAATACAGCGACGGCATTCTGCCAATTGATACTTACAAAAAGGACGTGGACACAATCGTTCCACATAAACTAAACTATGATTGGAATAGTCTCCGCAATGACATTAAGGAACACGGGCTCAGGCACTCAACTCTGTCCGCACAGATGCCATCAGAGAGCAGTTCCGTTGTGTCGAACGCAACAAACGGAATCGAACCACCTAGAGGATACTTGTCCGTTAAGAAGTCAAAGAAAGGGCCTCTTAAGCAGATTGTTCCACAGTATCAAACTCTAAAGAATCATTATACATTGCTATGGGATATGCCTAGCAACGAAGGTTATATCAAAGTTGTAGCAGTAATGCAAAAGTTCTTTGATCAGGCTATTAGTGGTAACTGGAGTTACAACCCAACACACTATCCAGACAATGAAGTTCCAATGAGTGTGATGTTACAAGACTTATTACATACATATAAGTATGGATGGAAAACTTCTTACTATCAAAACACTTATGATTATAAAACTGATCCAAGTGAGATTGAAGAAGAAGCACCACAAGTAGAATTGGCATCTAGTGAAAGGGAAGATGCTGAGGCTTGCGAAGCGTGTGCAATTTAATGGTTGACACAATAGAATAAGTAGTGTAATATAGCACATAGTTAAGGAAAGTAATAAGATGGCAAAAACTGTATTCAACAAAGATAAAGTAGATTTTACTAAAGAACATATGTTTTTTGGTGCTGATCAAAACACACAGAGATATGATGTATTCAAATTTCCTGTGTTTGATAAACTTAATCAAACTATGCTTGGATACTTTTGGCGACCGGAAGAAGTAAGTCTACAAAAAGACAGAGCAGATTATGCTAACTTCCGTCCGGAACAAAAGCACATCTTTACCGCTAACCTCAAGTATCAAACATTGCTAGATAGTGTACAGGGTCGAGGTCCTGTACTTGCTTTCTTGCCTTATTGTTCACTACCCGAACTAGAAGGTTGTATTGTTACTTGGGACTTCTTTGAAACTATTCACTCACGTTCTTATACACATATTATGAAAAACGTGTATCCAGATCCAAGTGAAGTGTTTGATACTATCTTAGATGATGAGAAGATTCTTGCTCGTGCTACAAGTGTAACTAAAAATTATGATGCATTTGTTGAAGCGGCCGAAGCATTTACTCATCGTAAAGAAGGTAATATGCACGAAGTCAAAAAGAAGCTGTTCCTTGCTATGATGAACGTAAATATACTTGAAGGACTTCGTTTTTACGTTTCGTTCGCTTGTACTTTTGCATTTGGTGAACTAAAGATGATGGAAGGTAGTGCTAAGATTATTAGTCTTATCGCTAGGGATGAAGCACAGCATTTGGCTTTGACTACTCATATTTTAAAGAATTGGATGCAAAATAAAGATGATCCGGAAATGATTAAAATTGCAAAAGAGTGCGAAGAAGAAGTTTATGATATGTGGCGTGAATGTGTTGCAGAAGAAAAAGCCTGGGCAGATCATTTATTTAAAGATGGTTCTATCATTGGCTTAAATGAAACACTACTACATCAATATGTAGAATACATTGCAAATCGTAGACTAAAAGCACTCGGTTACAATGCAATCTTTAATCAACCGGTTAATACAAATCCGTTACCTTGGACACAACATTGGTTATCGAGTTCAGGATTACAAGTGGCGCCACAAGAAACTGAAGTTGAAAGTTATATTGTCGGAGGCATCAAACAAGATGTAAACAAAGACGCACTTAAAGGATTTAGTTTATGATAGAAATTTACGGAAAACCAATGTGTCCATTCTGCGATAAAGCAAAAGCACTTTGCGAAAGACGCGAGTTTGACTACACATATAAGTCACTTGGCAGTGACTATACAAAAGAAGAGTTACTAGAAAATTTTCCTGGTGCTCGAACTGTACCTCAAATTAAAATTAATGGTACAACAATTGGCGGTTATGATCAATTTGTAGCCTACTTAGAAGACACTGGTTATAACGGCACAGGTCACTCACTATAGGAAAAAATATGTTATTAGAAACTCCATATAAAGAAGGCGATACCGTATCTTTAAAATTAAATTCTGGCGAAGAATTAGTTGCACGACTAGAAAAAGATGAAGACACTTTTTATCTTTTACATAAACCAATGGCACTAGTTGCACAACAGCAAGGACTAGGCTTAGCACCGTTTATGTTTTCTGTCGCACCTGATTCTAAATTTAAAATACAAAAAAATTCAGTAATGTGCATTCTTAAAACAGTTGAAGGACTTAGTAAAGAATATACAGCACAAACTACTGGCATTCAAATGGTCTAAGGAGGTAAAAACAATGACACTACACGAAGAAATAGTACAAGCGTTTAACAACTACCTATCAGAAGCAGAAACTTTTGATGACAAAGGTGTTAAAGCGGCCGCGGCAAGAGCCCGCAAAGCACTTGGTGATCTAGGCAAACTTACAAAAGAACGCCGTAAGGAAATCCAGGACAAAAAGAACGCAATGTAATGTGGGCATATTGGTGTAAAGCAATTGGCACCAAAGCCTACGACGACAATCGTAAAGCAGATCGGGTTGCAATTATTAGAACAGTTTGGATTGTTCTACATATTGTAACCTGTTTTGCTATTATAGTCGGTAACGGAAGAACATTAGGACTTTGGTAATGTATAGATCATATCCTGATAGTAAATTAATACGTTCAGTCAATGTTATAAACAGATATACAACAGTTCCTGCATATGTAAAAGATGCAGACCCAAAACGTTTTATGGCAGATGTATTCTTTTTATCTAAGAATGCACAAGATGTTTTAGGATTAGTTAACGTCCCTAAAAATGAAGTTGTAGGAAAGTATTCTTATGATGAAAATTTAGAATTTGAAAAAATTAAATATTGGGAAAAACATTTCTGCTATAAATTTTCAAATGAAGAAGAATATTTTAATACAACTAGAGCTAATCTTTTCATAGAAGACACTCCTAAATTATTTTGGTTATGTGATCATTTAAGAAAAGGCAATAAAATAGATTTTCCTATATCTCAAGCCTGGAATAGATATTATAATGAATGGGAAACTACTGTAGGAAATGCTAGACTTCCTGCAATTAAATATTTTTATAAAGAAGAAACTATTAAAGTAATTAGATTTAAAACAAATTATTGTAATAAAGAAATAGAATGGGTTACTACTTTTAATAACTTCAATGAACTACAAACTTATTATGATAATAGAGTGTTTTTAAATTTTAGAGCACACGGTGGCAGTCTTATACCAGGAGTGCATTTTTATAACTTAGATACTTATACTCCTATAAAACTCAAATACCATAATAAATTAGTTAAGTATTGTAAACGAAATAAAGGACTTAACTTAAATAAAAAATTAACATTAGGTGAAAATGTTGAAAGAATTTTGAAGGAATTATAAATGTCATTTTGGATTGAATATACTGTAGAACAAGGACCTAACAGGTTTCGTGTAGTAGGTGACTGGGACAAAGAAGTTATGGGTTACGACAAAGATGGTAAAAAATCTAACACCAAAGGTACACTGTATAATCCAGGTGAAGTTTATATTGTAGGCGAAGATGGTTGGCTACACAAGTCAGATCACTTGTCTACATTAATGATGGCATACGAAGCAAAGAAAAATGAACGTAAGTGAAGGCGATTTAGCAGTAATAGTTTTTAGTATACGTCCATCAAACGTAGGACGTTATGTTAATGTAGCAGAATACATTGGCAAGTTTAAAGAAGGCGAACAGTTTGATTTTCGTGGAATGGTTTGCCAAGCACTTGTTTCAGATCATTACTGGTGGATCGAAGCAGATGATTTAGATATACAATTAGGTCCAAGTCCTCGTGCTTATATTGCAGACAGTTGGCTACGCAAGATTGTCCCACCAGACGAAAAACTTTCTAACAAACAAGAAAAAGAACTTGACATCTTAGCTTAAAGGTGTTATAAATATACTCGTAACGTTGAAGCCAATCAACGACGAACTGGACCCGGGTGCGATTCCCGGCATCTCCACCATAAGCACTCTATCCCAACCTGACGAGGGCGGATCGTAAAGAACTAAACAGAGTGCTTATGATGGGGATGATCAGGATCGACAGGCGTAAGAGAGAACGTGGAGTTACCGGTAGGCGAGACCGTAAATCAGCAAACACTACAAACGCAAACGAAAACTTTGCATT